CAACCTCTGCGACGAGTGGAAGGTGGACCTCCAGCGTCCCTTCATTCGCGCCACCAAGGCCGAGATCGTGAAGATCGGAGAGAGCCTCGCGGCCCCCTTCGCGGACACCTGGAGCTGCTACAAGGGCGGGGAGAAGCACTGCGGGAAGTGCGGGACCTGCGTCGAGCGCCGGGAGGCCTTCCAGCTCGCGGGAGTCGAGGACCCCACCGTCTACGAGGAGGTCTCGTCATGAAATACCAGAAGGCACGTTCAGTCGTCCACCAGCACAACGTCGCCTGGGAGAAGGTTCAGGAGCTCAAGCTCACCCGGGACCAGGCCCGTCGGGAGGTGGAAGCCTTCTCGAGCGCTCCCGACCAGACCAAGCGTCTCCTCGAGACCTACGGAGTCATGCTCCGGGAGATCGAGGAGCAGCTGGCTGACCTCAACACCAGCCGGGACCTCCTCCTCGGGAAGATCCGGGAGCGGGAGGCCGAGCTCAAGAGTCCTCCGGCGAAGGGGCAGAAGGTGGCCGAAGAGACCCTGCGCCAAGCGGAGGCCAAGCTCTCCGCGGCGGAGAAGGTCATGGAGCGCTGGGCTAAGGACCTGGGCGAGGCCCGGAAGGTGATCGACGGGGTCCACGCCCGCGAGGCTAAGTTCCAGGAGGACGTGGAGGAGGAGGTCAAGAAGATCCTCCCCGAGTTCGCCGCCTCGAAGGGCCTCTCCGTCCGGGAGCTGGCGGAGAGGAACGTCCGGGAGGCCTACGGCCGGCAGACCGTCCCGGAGCAGGAGCGGGCGTCGGGCAAGCGCAACTCACGAGCCCGCTACGACTCCATGGGGAACAAGCCCCCGGCTCGTCTCCCCTCCACCTGTCATGTCCACGGCCCGGACTGCGTCCATGGGTAAGAGAGACTCGGCGACGGAGAAGAAGCGCCGAAACGACCGCGCTCTGGAGCTCATGGGAACGATCCCGGTGAACCGGTGTCCCAAGTGTCGGTCGAAGTGGTGGCCCTGCAAGTGCGGCCACCCCCGGGTCTCGAAGTAATCTCAACAGGGAGAAGAGAGGAGGTGGCGACCGACAGTTAAGATTTCCCCCTAAACCGAATAATTGAAGCTCCTTTCTCAAAAGAGTGATCCCCTGAGACCCCGGAGAGCCCCCAACCTCTCCGGGGTCTCCCCTTTCTCGGCCAGGCCGGTTTAGGCCCAGACGCCTAGGAGACCCTGACCGAGCGATCCTAGGGGCCCGGAGAGGGGTAGAAAACGGCCCCGGTCGGGAGGCAGGGGAGGGAGAAGCCCCCGCGCTTTCGTCCCGACCGGGACCTTATCTCAAGTGTAGGGCTTGCCGCGTGTGGAGGACCTTCGCCCTGGAGCGGTCTAGGGGCTCCCTAGTCTCCCTGACCTCACCTACGTTCCGGGCAGTGAGGGCCTCGGCTCTCGCCCTCCGGTCGTAGAGCAGCGCGAGGAGGGTCGGGACCTCCCGGCCACTCCACCCCCTGTGCCCGAGGCGCTGGACTGCCTCCTCCGGCTCCTCTCCCCGGAAGACGGCCTCGGAGAGGAGACGTAGCATAGCGGCCCGGGGAGCGGCCAGGGAAGTCTGGATCACCGGGCCCTCCGGAAGACGAAGGTGGAGATATCCTCGCGCCCCAGAGCACTCTCCATACCGCTGTCCCCCAGCAGCTCGAACCCCTCCTGGTTCATGAACCGGACGAACCCCTCGTGCGTGAAGTAGTGGTAGTGTTCGTCGGGACGGTAGTGCTTGGATCCCAGGACGTGGTCCCTGTCCCTGAAGATCGGGATCGAGACGAAGGTGTAGCCCCAGCAGCTCTCCAGGATCTTCCGGGGCTCCCGTATGTGCTCGAGGCTGTCCCAGAAGGACATGGAGTGGACGAAGGTCAGGTAGGGGTTGAGGAAGAGCCCCCGCTTGATCAGCCACTCCACCCCGGAGGGGTTGACGTCGTAGCCGAGGGTGTTCGGCCGGGCCTCGACGAACTGGCCGCAGCCGATCCCCACGTCCACGACCTGACTCTCGTCGGGGAGGAACTGCCGGACGAGCCCGACCCTGGCCGCGGTGAGCTTCCGCCCCAGCTCCGTCCCGGCGTAGCCCTCATACTTCTTGAAGTAGTCCTCACCGTAGACCCCCGTCGAGTCCACCTCGAGGAACCCCCTGTCCCCATACCACTCGAGCTCAGCCACGGGCCACCTCCAGGAACTCGGCTATCTTCTGCGGAGTCTTCCCTTCGTGGTAGTCCTCGACCTCGAGCACCAGGTGCCGGGGGGTCGCGTGGGGAGTCTCCCAGCCGCTCCGGTCGTGCTTGGGGAAGTAAGTCCTCGACCACCACTCCACCGTTGGGACCCCGAGGTGCTGGGACATGATCGAGTTACCCCCGCACCAACCGACGTATCCGTCGCTGTGGCAGAGGAGGCTTAGGAACTGGAACAGGGCCGTCTTCCCGACGAGGGAGAAGTCCTGGGGTCCCATACACTTGGTGGAGTAGGCGTCGTCCCAGGGGAGACCCGTGAAGTAGAAGCGGTGCTCGGGGAAGCGCTCCCGGAGAGTAGAGACTAGTCCCCGAACCTTCTCGGGGGTCACCCTCGAGCACCAGGCCCGCTCGAACATACCGAAGCCAGAGAAGCAGAGGACGAAGTAGGGCCCGCGGGAGCGCTGGTGCTTCCCGTAGTTCTGGAAAGGGAGCTCGGGACCGTAGGCGTAGTCCACCTCCGCCCCCGAGAGGAGCTCGGAGAATGGGCGTCCGTTCCTCATGTTCCCGTTGAGGCCAATGAAGGCGTCGAACCCCTGGAAGTTGAAGATCACGTCCTCGTCGTTCTTGAAGAGGTATAGGAGGTTGAACTGCTGCTTGACCCGGGCGTCGAGCTTGAGCTTGAAGTAACCACCCGACCTGACCCAAGGGACGAACTGGAAGTAGTCCAGGGTCCGGGGGCGGTCGTCGAAGTCCCAGATCCAGAGCTCGGGTCTCTCCCACTCGGGGCCCTGCTTCTTGAGCCACGACTGGAGCTTGAGGAGGACCCAGTGGACATCACCGAGCCCCGGCATGAGGAGTATCTTTTTCACTTGCTCTCCCTCGTCCAGCGACTGGCCTGTAGGTGCTCGATCACCGGGGAGGCCAACGTGGGGTCGGCCACCCGCTTCTTGAGCATGGTGTCATAGATCCAGCAGTAGGTCTCCGGCAGCTCCCTCCGGCGCAATCCTAGCCGCTTCACGACCTTCCCCAGGGCTACCTGGTCCTTCTGTCCGGGGTCGCGGGTGACCTCGGCGAGCCACTCCTCGAGGAAGGGCCGGCGCCAGGGGCCCGGGTTCAGGAGGACCGTCCCGCTCAGGGGGTAGAGGCCCTGGAAGGTGTGGTAAGCGATCGGCTCCTCGACCGTCTCGAGGAGGCCCGGGAGGCTCCGGACGCGGGCGTCGGCGTCGAGCCAGAGGAGGGGCTCGTCCGGGAACCGGTTGCTCATGCGGAGGAGGAAGGTGGGCTTGTGGTTGGTGTTCCTGGACCACGTCCTCAGGTTCCGGACCTGCTCGATCACGAACCGGACCCCGAGGGCCTGGCAGGAGCGGGCGAGGTCGAAGGCGTCCCGAAGGTAGAACATGTCAGTGAAGTAGCTCACGACTATGAGGGAACAGGAGGAGGGACTGAGCTGCTCCCACCTCTCCAGCCCCCCGTCCTTACGCCTAGGGATCTCCCACATTCTTCTACCCCTACTGACCCTTCTTGAAGGGGAGGGCCTTGTTCCAGCGCTCCTGGCGCTCCTTACAGGGAGGACACTGCTTGACCCCGAGAAAGTCCGTGACCTTCTTGACAAGGTCGCCCACCCCCTTCATAGGCTGGGGGGTGTTCTCCATGCCCGGGATCCACCAGAGGTTCCCCTCAGGAGTCACCCGCTTGTATCTCGAGTCCAGGTAGGCGACCTCCCCCTCTCCCACAGGGGCCTGGAGGACGTAGACGCCCCGCTTCTTGTTCCTGAGGATCACGAGACTACCACCTCCAGCTCTGTGGTCGCCGGAGGACCGTCGTAGGTATCCCCCGAAGTTACGACCGTGAGCGTGTAGGTCCCAGCGCTCGGGAAGGTGACGAGCCAAGTCGCGACTCCCAGGACGGGGGTGGCGTCACCGAGACCCGTGACTCCAGACTCAAGGCAGTCGAGGGTCAAGTCGTCGACCGTGTCCGGGGAGACTGTGTTCCCGTCAGCGTCCTTCAGGGTGACTGTGATCAGAGCGGGGACGCCGTTGACCACGGTCCCTGGGTCACTGAACTCCAGGCCGATATAGAACTGAGGATAGAACTCGTGGAACCAGTCTGTGTTGATCGACCCCGACAACCCCGAGACCACCATTCGGATCGTGTAGTTACGCCCCAGCGCCACGGCGGCCAGGTCGTCGAAGGTAGCTACACCTGCGACGGCGTTCTTGGGGTATGTTCCATTTAGGCTCGGGGAAGAGATCGCGTTCCCCCCGTTGTCCTCGAACTCCAGGTCCACCGAGTTGGTGGCGTTGAGGACAGTGTTGTATTTCCGGTTGAAGGACGGTGCCCCCATGAGGTCGAGAATGATCCCCGTGACATCTTCACCGTCGATCTGGATCACCTCCCCGATCTGATACTTGTAAGGGTAGTTCGCGAAGATCTTCTTGAAGGCGATCCGCTTCGCCGTCCCGTGAGTGACCACGATCTCCGTGGTATCGACCTTCCACTCCGTCACGGGTATGTTCGTGAGCCTCTCCCGCTGGTAGAAGATCTTGAACTTCCGCGTCCCCGCCTTGCAGGTCATCTGGAAGGTCGCAGTGTAGTCGCCGAACGAGTTCCGCACCAGGGACATGGCTATGTTGTCCCCGACGTTCTCGCCAGCAATGATATAGAGCTCACGCCTCGGCTCGGTGTCGACGTCCTCTTCCTGCTCGTCGGCGTGGGGGTGGGTCCCGTCGACTCGGTTCCAGGTGAAGGGATTGTAGGCCAGGATATTGAGAGTCCAGGTATCGTCCGTCGTTTTGGGGGTGGGGAGGTCCCCGAAGACAGCACGGTTGAAGGCCCTCTTCTTCCCGATTCCGACCACCGTCGAGCCACAGGCGTCGACCAGATTCTGCTTACAGTCCGTCTGGTCCTGCGCGAGCGGGGGCACCTCGTAGATCCCGAAGACAGGGTCTAGACAGAAAGCCGCCCAGTTCACGAAGTGCCCGGGCCGGCAAGCTGCGAAATGGGCGAGGAAGATCCCCTCTGGGCTCTCGTCCTCAGAGTTATCGAAGGGATCACACCCGCCACAGACAACAGCCCCAGACTCCCGGAGGGCGGGGTTGTCCCACCACCGGATAGGTGTGTCAGCGTCGACCAGCGGTATCACACCCCGCCACTGTATCGGTCCAGCCGTCGCAAAGGTCTTCGTCCACACGTCGGTAGCGAGGTGGACGCAGTCCGTATCAGTAAGGGGGTGGGGTATCCCGTATTCAGGGACCTGCCCATAGGGTGCGAAGGGCGGGGGCTCACACTCAAGCGCCTCACCAGCCTCAGGGATCTCGCACTCCGGAGGGTAGACCGCCGCTATGTAGGCCCTGAGCTCGAACCCCTCGGGGACAGCGTCCCCCCCGAAGTCAACCTCCAGTCGCCTCCACTGCCCACCTGTGTCTAGCCCCGTCTTCAGGGGGACGGTAATATCCAGGTCAATGGCGTCATATTCAGGGACGATCGAGGACAGCACGTTTATGAAATTCCCGGTCCAGTCCTGACTGACGACATTGACCGGGAAGTCCACTACTTCTCCGAAGGCGTGGGTGCTCCTGATCGAGAATAGCTTTACGGCCCCTCCCTGGAGCCTCGAGAAGTGGTCGCTAGGAGCGTCGTGGTAGGTGATCAGGTTGACGTCGCACGACGCGGGGTCGTTCACAGCGACCAGGATACCCCCGCCCGTGCTGGAGGCCTCCCCCTCGACAGGCTCGTAGGGACCACCCCCGCTCTGCTTCGTGTTGAAGAGGGTGACGTAGAGGGCCGCCAGCCAGACGGGCTGACACTCGCAACGGTAGACCTGGACGGGCTGAGGTTCCCCGGAGGGCTGACCCGAGGGAGCCGGAATCTGAATGAGGTGTCGGTCGTCGGCCCCCGAGGGAGCCCCGCTCAGCTCGTCGCACGTCCTACCCCAGTAGCGGGTCTTGGCCACCTAGCACCCCAGCGGGAGGCTGAAAACGTAGTAGGGCTCTTCACCCGAAGCCGGGTCTACTCCCGGGACGGCCCAGACGAACGCCCCTACAGGCACCCCCGGCGCTTGGTTCGCCTCGTAGAGGAAGACTTCCTCAGCCCCGGACTCCGAGACGTTACCCTGCCCGTTGATCCGTTCGGGCTCGTTGACCTCGAGCCCCTCATAGGTCCCGTTGACGTATGTGACCGTAATGCGGAACCACTTCCCTGTCGTCCCTCCCCCGCTCCCGCCGCGCGTCCGGGGCGTCCTGGAGAGGGAGATCGTGATACCCCCAGTCGTCGTCCGGACCTTGATCGGGGGAGCCCCCTTGATCGTCCGGACGATCGCCTGAGCGAGCTGGTTCAGCTTCTTGGCGCTGATCTCCTCGTCCCTCCGGAACGAGGGATACTCCGCCCCCGGACGATTACTCACTCAACACCGCCCCGAAGGTAGCGTCGAAGTCAATCTGTTCGTAGCGGGCGATCGTCTTGTAGCCCACGTCCGGGACGAGGTCGATGGGGGGCTTCCCAGTCCGCTCGTCGACGAAGACCACCGTGGGGTCCCACCCGTCCTCGTTATACTGGAAGGTGAGCCGGAAGGTATAGCGTCTCGGGGTAGAGGCGTGGTCAAAGAGTTTGAAGTCACACGCGGTGCAGAGCCAGTGCCCCGTATCCCCACCGTTCCACGTAGCGTCGTTAGTCTTCCCCAGCATGGCCCGGGCCAACGCCCCGGGGCTGTTCGTGAACCTGATCCCGGAGAACTTGAGAGTCATCTGGGGCTGTAGCCAGTCGATCTCCCCGCCCTGCTCCTTGGTCTCCCCAGGGAAGTCTGGGTCGGTGAGAGGATACTCGTGCTCGACGAAGAACGTGTCCCCATTGAAGTCCAGGTTGGTCGTTACCTGGTTGAGAGAGGCCTCCGTCTCCCCGAAGGTGACCCCGAAGAACGGACCGTCGAAGTCCTGCCCCTCGTTGAGAGCGTGCTCATACTCGAGGATCACGTCAACGGTGTTCTCGTCGACCGCCTTGACACTACGCTTCCGCAGGACGAGGTTGGGGGCCCCCGTTCCTGCCCCTACCCCGAAGACCGGGACCCCGACCTCCGCGAGGGCCTCAAAAACAGCCTCGTAGTCCGTGGACGCTAGCCCCGTCACCCGGAGAGAGCGGACGAGCCGGACGATCATGCCGTCAAGCTCTTCCGTCTCCAGGTCCTGGGCCCGGTCGATATGAACCTGGGGCACTGGTCTACTCTCCCACGAGGCCGTAGCCCCGCTTCTTACCCTGCTCGATCAGCGTATCCAGCCGGGACTCGATCCCGGGGGCCTGGACCTGCTGCTTGACCGCCCGCCCGAGACCTCCCGGCCCCCCGAGCTTGAACCGGTTGAGGCTGGTGACCAGGAAGTCCTGTCCCTGACGCTCCTTCTTCCCCACGTCCCTCGAGATCTTCCCGACCTTCGGGGCCTCGAAGTCCGGGAGGTTGATCCCGGGGATACCGGTCTCCGCCGGCCCACCCCCGGTGAGGTTGGCCAGGGACTGCATGGCGCCGCGGAGCATGACCGCCGCGGGACCCGTGATCCCCGGGGCCGCAGCACCGAGGGCCTTGAGAGCGAAGGTCGCCTTGGTCTTGACCTCGGTAGGAGAGGGGGTCTTGGCTGGGACTCCAGCTCCCGTAGTGGGGTTCTCCGCGAACGTCCGCTGGATCGCCTCCTCGAGGGCCGCCCGCCTCTCTGTGCTCTCCTTAGCGAGCTTGTCCAGCTCCGCGTAGTATTCCTGCTGGCGCTTCGCGGCTTCCGCAGTGGAGCTGGCCACGCTCGCCGCGAAGTCCGCCGCGGCCTTGTCGAAGCCCGCCTTGAGCTCGTCGGCGTTGATCAGCCCGATCGCATACTGGAACTCGAGGAACTTCTCGACGAGGAACTTCCACGTCTTCGTCCAGAGGGACTTGACGTCGTCGGCCACCCCCGCTACGAACTCATTCATGTCGAGCCAGACCTCGGTCCAGAAGCGCGAGACCTGGACCAGCTCCTGCTCGATCACCAGGAAAGCGGCGGTGATCCACGTCGAGATCTTCTTCCCACCGACCCGGAACTCACCGATCCACTTGGTAAGGCCGAGGCTCGAGCGCCCGAAGAGCTCAAGGATCGCGTCCGTCAGGAGGACGACCACCCCGACGACGGCCAGGATCGCAGCGACCCAGAGGCCCCAGCCCACGGCGGCCGCGGCGACAAAGGCAGCGACCGTCTTGATCATGACGACCACCCCAGTGAGGAAGAGGAGGAGCGGGCCCAGGCTCGCGACGGCCGCGGCGATCCAGACCACCCACTCCTTCGTCGTCTTGGAGAGTCCCTGGAACCAGGTCACCCCGGCCTTGACCACGTCGACAGCCTGGCGGAGGTAGGGAACGAGGATACGACCGACCTCCACCTGGAGCCCGAAGACGGCCGCGCGGAGGTCCTGGAGCTGCTCCGAGAAGGTCTTGGAACGCTGCTCCATGATCTTGAAGGTAGTCCCGGCCGTCCCAGTCGAGCGCTGGGCCTCCCGGAGAGCGCTCACCAGGAGGAGGACCCGCTGGGGCCCACCAGCCACCCGACCGCCACTCAGGACCTTGGCCAGCTCCTCGACGCTCGCCCCCGAGGAGAGACTCGCTCGGGTCAGGAGGTCCGAGAGGTGGGTCATGTTCTTGAGCTCGACGACGCTGTTCTTGGAGCGCAGGCCCAGGATCGTCTGGGCGTTGGTCAGGGTCTTGGTGGCTTCCTCGAACTCGAGCCCGTTGGCCTTGGCGAAGTTCGTCGCCACCCCGAGGGACTTGACTGACTGCTGGGCGTTGAAACCAGCCCGGGCGAACACCTCGAGAGACCGAGCCGCGGCGACGGGGTCGTCGGTGTCGAGCGCGGCCTTCTCCAGCTCTCCCTTGAGCTTCCCAGTCACCCCCCTCATGACCGAGAGGGACTTGGTCATTGAGTTCTCGAAGGTGGTGAAGCTCTTCACTGACAGCCCCGCGAAGGCTACGAGTGGGGCTGTCAGGAAGGTGGAGAGGGTCTTACCGGCGCTCTCGATCCTCGACCGGGCGGAGTTTACCTCCTTGACCCCGTCGTCGATCATCTTCTTGAACTGGCTTGCGTCTCCGAGGAGACGGACGAGGAGGTCCCCCAGTGCGATCTCGTTTGCCACTAGCCTTCTCCTTCGAGAGCCCCGCGAGGGTTAGCCAGAACGCCTTCGAGGCCTCTGACCTGGCCTTCTTGTCCTTCTCTGTCAGCTTCTTCTTCGGCGAGTGCTCCGGGACGAACGTGAGTAGGAAGTGCTCCGTCTTGACGTCCCGGGGCTCCTTGACGTTTGGTCGTCTGAGCTCCGCCGCGACCTGGGCGAGGTAGTAATGTTCGGGCTTCCTCTCGTTCATCTCCAGTTCGAAGAACCGGCACCACTCGATGAACTGCGAGGACGAAGTCCCTCTCATGACCTCGTCGAGCGTCTTTCCCAGGGCGCGGGCGAGCTTGAACCACTGGAGCCGCTCGCCCCCTAGGCGTTTCCCAGCTGAGTCGCCTCGGTCATGGAGAGCACCGAGAGCTTCTGGGAGGCCTGGTGGAGGGCCTCGACCGTCGGCGACGGCCACTTCCCGATCACCTCCGCCGGGACGGGCTTCCCGTCCGGGTCGTGGAGTGTGAGTGAGAGGAGGAGGATCGAGAGCCCGGACACGTCCCGAGGCGGGTCGATCTTCCCGTCCTCCTTGATCACGACCCTCTTGAGCATCTCAGACAGGTAGGCGTCGCGGCCCAGCCCGTCCAGCTCGCGGAGGGTGTAGGACCTCCCACCGAGGAGGACCCTCTGTTCCTTCAACGTCACCGGCAGCGTCAGGATCTCAGCGTCAGCCATAGTTCTCTCCCTTTGGTCTGGTCGGTAACTGGAGGCCCCTAGGAACGACTCCTAGGGGCCTCCTCGCGTGTGTTACGGGGTGAACGTCGGCGGCTGCTCGGTGCCGCTCGCGTCCTGGTTCGAGGCAATGATCGTGACCTCAGCCGTGGGCTGCTCCCCCTCGACGATCCGGTTGGGCTTGAAAACGTCAACCCAGCCGTAGAACTCGAGCGTGGAGCCGTCGGGGAAGGTCACCGTAATCGTCTGGATCACGCCGATCATGGGCAGGATCGAGTCGTAGACGGCGGGGTCATAGGCGCAGACCGCCGACATCTCCCCGAGCGTCTTCAGCTTCTTCGGCGCCCGAGTCCGCCAGGTCGTGTTGTGCATGGTCGTCGTGTCGTTGGGCCCACCCGCCTCGATCGAGACCGGGGTGACCTCCTTCTCCCAGAACTCGACGGAGCTGTCCGCCCCGAACGAGATCCGAGTGGAGAAGCCATCGTCAATCCGCGGCATGTTGTCTTTCCTCCTATAGTGGTTTCAGATTCCCGGGAGTCCTCCGGTAGGAACTCACTCGGGCTGGATCGTGAGAAGGAAGTTGGCCGTAAAGAGGACCCTCCGCTTGGACCCGTCCTCGTAACCGAGGGGGGTGATCGTCCCTACCTGAGAGACATTCCGGACGCGGTAGCCGTCCGGCGAGGTCATGGAGACGAGCGTCCCAGCGACCGTCTCGAGGAAGGCCCGGACCTCGTCCAGCTTCTTCCAGCCCTCCCGATACGCCTTGGGGCCGGCCCGGAGCCTGACCTGGACCCCGTGATGCTGGATCACCTCCCCTGTCATGAGCCGCCCGTCCTTGAGACCGTCGGTGTCGTAGACCGTGACGACGTCGTCCTGGCTCTGGTCCGGGGTGAAAGAGACGTAGACAGGCCAGCTAGGGCTGGAGGCAGAGGGGTCGTCCAAGACCCCCTCCACCTTCAGAAGCTCCGCGAGGATCTCAGCGGGGGAGTGGTTCACTTGACCGCCTCCCTGCGAATGATCTGGAGCATCTCCTGCCGGTAGTCCCGGGCAGGCTTCTCCAGATACTTGGCGATCTTCCCGGGCTTGTGGCGAGCCTCGAGGTTCTCGTGGACGTAGATCGCGTAGGACTGCGTGTAGCCCACCGTCACGTCCGTGGAGAACCCCGACCCCGTCTTGCGGGTGAAACCCGAGTTCTTGAGGGCGCCGGTATCCACCGGGACGACCTGCTGGCTCTTACGGAGGAGGAAGGCCCCGGCCCGGACGTAGCCGCGCTCCATGCCCGCCGCAGTAGACTTGCGGAAGGTCATGAGTCGCTTGATCACTTCCTGGACTCCCTCGAGCTTGGCCACGTCACTCCTCCTAGAGGTAGACCGTCCGGAGATACTCAGTGTTCCTGAAATTGGGGAGCTTCTCGAACCTCAAGATCTCCCACGCGTCCTCGTCCTCGGTGGGATCGGCTGGGGTCGCGCTCGTGAGAGCCCCGAGTTTAAGCTTGCCCTTGAGCTCCACGTCGGACTCCACGTAGACGAGCGCCATGGACTGCTTCCGCTCCCCCGCGGGGGGGAGGAATTCCACGACCTTGTCCTCCCAGCGACAGGTGAGCTCCTCGGGAGCCTCCCAGGTGGGCTGTCCGAAGGCGTCCGGAGGTCCCGGCGCCCAGTAGACGGCCACCTGCTTCCTCATTCTGGA